TCCGGGAAACCGGGTATTCCTTGGCCCGCACCAAGTTCCCACTCAACATCATAATATCCTGTTGCTTCGTTTTTCTTGAAATATATCTTTGCCTTGACAGCTTCGTCGTACTGATAAATCAGTACAGGATCGTCGTTTGCTTCATACTGTACTGCTTTGTGTTCTGAATCAACCCAGTACAAGGCTTTCCCAAAACGATCCGTAGCTTGTTCTGCAAGAGGTTCACCACTCTCGTTGTATTTAACACTCCCTGTTAGAAATTCTATATACTGGTCGTATATCTTTATATAATTAACATCACCTAAATTACCTTCAAGATAATTCCGAACCTTCTGCGATGTATCCAACTGGTCAACTGTCAATTCGGCTATATAACCCTTTTCGGCATACAGGCTCTCAGTTATCACAGTCTGAGACACAACCAGGTCGATATTTGCCTTGACCGCCTCAAGAGCTGTGGCCGTAAGTTTTCCGTTAAAATAATACTTACCATCGGTGGGATCAAAATACAACTCATCTGTCCAGTTCCCTTCTCCATCCCCACTTTGCATTTTGAAAGCGTCGGCGTTGAAAAAGGCTCTTGCGCGCTTATCGTTTCTAACTGACTCAAAGCCATATTCAGGACCAATCCTTGCACCGTAGTATAGCTTGTCCTTCACAACTGTAGAGGTTTCAATCCTGTATATATCGTTCTCCAAAGTAGAGTTGAAATTACCTATCTCAAATTCCACATCGAAGGTGTTATATGGATTCGTAGTTACCGACACAACCCGTAGCGATGTATCTATGTCAAGCGTACCGTATCGCATAGTCACGACATCGCCAAGGCTTATGTTCGTCGGCCGTATTAACTTACAAGTATATGCTACTAAGGCGTTGCCCTCATCATCCCTCTGGCGTTTGTCGAACGATACAGCCAAGATTTCAAAGTTCCTGCCCTCTGTGATATCTTTAGGCTCTGTAGAGCCACGATGTTTAACGATGGATATTTCAAACTTATTATAATCAACCTCGCCGCCAAGATGCGCCACGAATTCAGTGAGCACCTTACGGCGTGAAGACTTCTCCTGGATTGAGAATGTTATCTCGTCCGAGAATTCAACTGCTCCCACCGTAAATTCAGTTCCAGCCAGTATCTTCTCAAGTACTTCTGCAGGCGCGCCAATTTCCGTGAAATATTCCATGTCATATTCGGGATTATTGAGTCTGTATGACACGTGCTCGAATTCGGCCGACACACTGAGTGTGCCATCGCCATATTGAGCTTTCTCAAAATATGCTAAGTCATAGTAGTCATCATCCACCTCTGCGATGATGTTGTCAACTATCAGCTCCGACATTTCGGGGGTGAGAATCGTGCTGAATCGCAACTCTTTGTATGAGTTCAATCCCTCACGCAATTCTGCTGATATAACATCGCTTATCTCTCCCAGTTCGTCAAACTCTGGACTTAATATTTTTATCCTCACGCCATCACCCCAATTGACCTACTATATGTTCTATTCCTTTTTACCTGCACCCTTCCGATTGACTTGGTTATTACCTGACCGTCCATTGACAGGGGTACGTTCACTATCACATTTCCACTTCCTGCTACTTTATGCTCAACGTTTACGCCTGCATTGATCTGAGCATTGAGACCATTCAACGCTGCGTTTACCTGCTTTGTGCTATCTGTGATTCCCTCGGCCATACCCAGCCCAATCATTTTGCCGACTTGATCACGCATAACTGTAGATGGTGACTTTATCCCAAGAAAACTCTTAACCTTGCCAAGTGCATTGCTTGCCGCATCCTTAACACTGTTAGCGAGATTTACGGCCGCATTTTTAACACCGTCCACAATGCCCATTATGATATCTCTACCAATATCAGCCCATTTATTATTTTTGAAGCTGTCCACCATTGATTTAAATATCTTAGGCACCGCTGCAAGCAGTTCTGGGATTGCTTGTATCATTCCGGCCGCCAATGCTACCATAATTTTGATAGACGCTTCTATCAGTAGCGGCAGATTGTTTACAATCGCCTCCACCAGTGCCATTATTATTTCTATTGCTGCATCTATCAGTAAGGGTAGATTATCAACCAAGGTAGTTACTATAGATTCTATAATCATTGGTATTTTTTCAATCAGTTTGGGAAGAGCGTCAATAAGACCTTTTGCTAACATAATAATAGCCTCAATTGCTACCGGAATCAAATCGGGCAAAGATTCAAGCAGCGCATCCACAAGTGTAAATATAATAGTTATGGCTGCATCTATCAGCCTGGGTAATGCATCCACCAATCCCTGTATCAGTGTTAAAAGAGCGTTTATACCTGTTTCAATTAACATGGGACCGTGCTCTATAATAACACCAATCAAGGTATCAATAAGGGAAATTGTCGCTTCTACTAAAGGTGGTATAACCTGCGGAATTGCAACAGCAATAGCTCCAGCTATACTTCCAATTATTGTACTGGCTATTTGCGACAAGCCAGGCAATGCTTCCAATAATTTATCCAATAAGCCCTTAAGGCCTTCGGTAACAGCCTCACCTGCTCCACTCCAATCCCCTGTTTTTATTGCTTCAGTAATTTTCGGGACCACACCCACAATAGAATTAACAACTTCCGATACTGCAGGGATTACTGCAACACCCAGCGTTGCAACAAGTCCCTTCGTGGATGCTTCGAGGGTTTGCATTGTGTCGTCAAACTTGCCTGCAGCCTCCAGTGCTTCATCTGACAGCACCGCTCCCACATTATGAGCCTCTTCACTCAATCGAGCAAGCTCTGCGGAACCAGCTTTTATAAGAGGATTCAGTTCCTGTGCCGATTTACCGAATATTCTCATTGACAGAGCGTCCCGCTCTGTTTCGTTTTCAACCTTTCCGAGAGCATCAATCAAGTCGTTAAATACTTCTTGATTGCTTCGCATATTACCGGCACTATCTCTCCAGCTAACACCCAGCCGGTCAAAAGCCTCAGTAACATTTTTGCCGCCTTTGTCTGCGTCATCCATGCTCTTAACCAGCCTTGCCATGCTTTTGGTCATAGTGCCCATGTCCACATCAATAAACCGCATAGCATAGTCCCATTCCTGGAGCTGTTGTGTTGATATGCCAGTCTGGTTTGACAAAGTTATAAGGTCATCTGCTGTTTTGCCCACCTCCCGGGCAAGTTTAAACGCCCCTGCTGCCGCACCAGCCGCTGCAGTACCAACAGCAGTTATTCCTGCTACTGCCGCCTTTGCTGCTACTTTTCCTGCATTGGCAAGCCCTTTTCCAACATTGCTTAATGCATTCCCTAATTTACCTGTTTTCTCAGATGTTTTATCAGTTTCCTGACCAAAGTCAGACATAGCTTTAGTATTTTCATTAAGCTCCCGCTCCATATTATTAAGTTCTGCGGTAGCCTTATTAACAGCTTGCTGCCATCCCTGGGTGACTTTATCGTTTTCTCCATACTTTTCTGTAGCTGCAGCCAGACCGTTTTTAAGTTCTTCTAGCTTCTTTTTCTGTAAATCTATCTGTTTTACGAGTACTTCATTTTTGGCGGCATAGGCTTCCTGGCTTCGATCGTTTTTGTCAAATTGAGATGCGACAGCCTCCATTTCAGTTTTTAAAGTACGCATGTTTGTGTTTATATCATTTATAGCTTTCCGAAATTCAGCTTCACCCTCTATACCGATTTTCGGGCCTATGTCATACGCCATATATAGTCACCTCCTATAGCCAGCTGGGAGCTTTTTTCGCTCTGTGATATTCCTTGCCGTTGATTATTCTTACATCCGGATCGTCGTCTGGGCTAAACTGCATAAAAGCAAGTAAGTTGCAAAAATCCGATTCGTCAATTTCAAATAAAGACCACCCCAATTTCTTTGAAATAGTCTTTTTCAAATTTAATATTGTGTATCTATAACTAGCGGGAGAATCATCTTTCAGTTCTCCCGGAGCTAGTTTTTTTTCAGTTCTCCGCTTATGTTGGAGCAAATGTCGCTAAACACCTTCATAAGTTCATCCTGCTCTACATTCTCATTCAATTCTTCATAGGAAAATTGGTATCTGAATACTGCTAATATTAAGCCTTTCAGGTCCCGATAAAACTCTTTGACCTCATTGACGGATATGTTTCCCTTCTCCATGTTGTCAGCTCTTTCAGCTATATCAAGGATGTTATCCATCATACCCGTTTTAAGGCTGCATGTTGTGTATGTTTTGGTTACTTTACCCTCATCGTCTGTGAAATTTATGAATACGGGTTTCATTGTGATTCCTCCCTCCCAAAAAATTACATAAACTAAAAGGGCGGGTTTCCCCGCCATTTAGTTATGCTGTTTCAAAATTCTTTGCTTCTGCGGCTAATGCCTGACCGTAGATGTCTACCACACCATTGACAGCCACGATGTAAGTCGATGTTGCGTCAAGGTTGACAGTCGGGGTGAATGTCATGATCTTTCTGGTTGAATCCCAGCTCTTGGTTCCGGATACAAGCGTACCGTCTGCCTTGATTACTGTTATTGCTTCGGATACTATCTTGTTGTTGAATGTTAATACTATGTTAGCATCTACTGCAACATCATCTGCTCCATCAGCAGGTACTATGCTAGATAATGCCACTGGGGTAGGAGCACCTACCGAATCAGGAGTTTGCACCTGGTCAAACCATCCAGTTGCATCAAATGCCGCATCTGATGTGTCAGCGAAAATACGCTTCAGAGCTTTGTTCTTTCCGTCAATCTCCCATTCATGGGTTGTTGTAACCGCTGTGAACGTAAGCTGGTATGTTTTCACGTCCACGTTCTCTTTTTTGCTACTTGCCTCCTCTGCTCCGCCGCTGAACGTGCCTTTTAAGTACCAGTAGTAACGGAATCCGTCCGTGCCCATGTTGTACCTAAATCCAAGCGCACATTCGGGAGGATTGGCAGCTCCCTCGTCATATACTCTACCGGTTGTAGCGTCGTAATGCTTACCCAGTATTTCAGCCGCAAGTGCCGCAGGGATATTTGATACTGTAATCTGCAACTCTGTCTTACCTTCTGTTACATAGTTGTTTGCCGCCTTGTTGTCGTAATACGTTGTGAGATTATTAATCTCCGGTTCTCCTGCTATTTCTGCTACGGGTGCCAAATATCTAGGTACTTCAGCTGTGTATTCGGTTACGTCATCTTTCGTGATCTTTGCAAAGTGCACGCTGTCAACGCCTACAAATTCACCATATTTTTGCTCCATTTATCTCCCTCCTATAAACCGTAAATTTTTATTTCTGAGTCAAGGGTCTTTCCCATTTCGTCTATAGCTTTTTTCTTCATCCTGTTTACAGCCGGCCTTATAAATGGCCTTTTGGGTTGTGTAGATGTCCCGGATTCCATTGCTCGTGCTTTTAATGCATTTGGTACGCCTTTGCGATCATAGCCCTCGAAACCAATTTTTGTGTTTGTATTTCCTTGTCTATCAACGCCAGGTGGTGCAATCCCGAATGAATCTAACAGATCACCAGTGGAATATTTTGATCCGGACAGATTTTTTTCAAGGTTCTTCCGTATCTCATCAGCCACTGGATTTGCACCAGCCATTACAACTTTCTTGGCTATTTCAGATGCATCAGCTCCAAGTTTCGAGAGCTTCAGCGCGTATTCATCAAGGCCTCTGATTGTCATTTTAGCCATTACACCATCTCCCATGTCCACTCATGATGTATATATCCGGTTTCTCTCTCATACTGGACGGAGTTTAGCCGCCATGCTATGTCAGCCTTATTCAAAGCATCTTGTATCTGTCCGACAACTGGGTCATTTTCGGTCTTGGTGAAATAGTCTATCGTGCCCTGGATTACTTGAGTGGTTTTTTGGTTGTCTGCATGGCCTGAGGATCCTTCGCCGTCCTCTGCCCATACGATATAGTTTCCAGTCTGGCCAGATGCAAAATAGTGAAAGACAGGCGGGCCGATGGTGAGAAGGAGAGTTTTAAGACTCTGCAATGTCATAGGCCACCTCCAATCTCTGCAGGGACAGATCCATTACAGGCGGGTCCACATCCTCAGGGTACTGTATCTGCACAATGCGATATTGTTCGCCATCTACAGGAATAACAACATCGTGCAAAGATACGTTCCGGAGCTGTGGCATCCTCAATACAAGGTCGATCCTCGCCTGTGTCTGCATTGCTGCCCAGTAACGGGACATGCCAACCGTGCGCTCTTTGTACCGCAGATAAGCAACTTTGAGCTTTAACCCATCTTTCGGCATACCGCCAGGACAAGCTATGTTGCAGACGGAATAGATATTTGCCACTCCGTCGTTAAACGTCTGAGGCTTCGGCATAGTCCTTCACCTCCTGAGCGATCTGGAGCGACAGGAGCTCGTGCTGATAGTTGATCGCAAACTCGTCCAATGCATTAGAGCGCACATATCGGCAGTAATCAAAGAGCAGCTCCCGCGGCTTGTCCTCAACGGTATAGTCAAGCTCAGCACCTGCAACAGAGTTGATGTATTTAATCCCCCGGGCGATAATGCCGGAAAGTTTCTCATCTCCGGCAGGATCTTCCCAGGTTATGTCAAGATAATTTCGGACTGCCGTCAGCA